GCCGTACTTCGCCACGCTCTCGATGGTCACGCTCTTGGCGTACTTGGAAATGTCGATATCGCCGTATGCAACAGGATCAACCTTCATCTTGGTGAAGGGGATCTCATCGCCTTCGGCCACGGCGCCGCCCTTAAGAGCGCCGTCCACGCTGGCTTTGTAGGAAACCAGCTTCGTGCCGGGCGCCTTGCGGATGGGACGCATGATGCCCATGATGTTGCGCAGTGCGTCCCAGTTATCAGCGAAGCGGGACACGAAATCCACCTCTCGTGCGGAAGTGGTAAACTGTGCGGAAGTTGTAACGTTAGTTTTCGCAGCCATAAATAGCTCCTTTCAAAAAATCAGTTGTTTTCGCTTGCCATCAGATCAGCAAGCGCTTTCTGGCGCTCCGCCGTGGACATCACATAGCGGCCCTTATCGTCCTTCTTGTAAATGTCCTCGCGGGTCTTTGCGCCGCCGGTGTTCGTCGGGGGGTTGGCGGGATTTGCGCCGTGCGTCTGCGTGGTGGAGACAAGCCCCTTGTAGGTGCCGCCCACGAGTGCATCAAGGGACGTGGTGTCCTTGATCTTGTCGCCGTCCATCTCCAATGCGGCCATTTCTTCGCCACAGCCGCGCATCGCAAGGTCCAAATTCGCGCCGGTGATGTTTTTGCTCTCAAAGTAAGCACGCACGGCCTTTTCCTTTGCCGCCTTGCTTTCCTTTGCCGTGATGTCGGTCTTAAAGGCTTCAAAGGCCGAGTGTTCCTTCTCGTACTTCTCCTTGTAACCGCCGTCACCCGCTGCCTTGAGGTCGTCCAACTGCTTCTGAACGCCGGGCAGCTTCTCCGCATCGGCCTTGTAGCGGGTCACATCCGCCTTTAGGCCGTCCACGGTGTCGGTATGCGCCTCGATGATGGTATCAACCTGCTCATCGGTAAGCCCCATACCCTTCAAAAGTTTTCGTGTAAGTGCCATGACACTATCTCCTTTTCTTCGGTTCCGTTCCTTCGGAAACGATAGTTTTATAAAAACCGCTGTCCTTTGCGGTAATTAACAAAAAGAGCCAACTGCATACAATTTGTAAGCAATTAGTTCCTATTTTAGTTCGTCCTCCAATATCTTCCGGTATTGGATGGCATGGTCGGCGGCAGCAGGTTTCAAAAACGGCTGTGCCTTGTCGCCACGCGTGTAATGCCAATTTCCCTTTGCGTCCTGATACACCCACGGTGTAGGCCGTCCGCCGCCGCCCTCGGCGTAAATGCCGGTGCCAAGCTCAACATAAGCGGCATACTCGTTGTCCGTTCCGATGATTGCCGCCGGTTCCTGCTCGTCTACCACATGGGTAATGCTGTTGCGCAGATTGCCGGTATCCACGGGGCACAGCTTTTTCGCATATCCCTCTGCCACCAGCCCGCGCAGCAGCGCCGCTTTGATGGCGGCAGAGACTTCTTTGCTGTTGTCGGTGATTTCAACGCTCATCACAAAATACCTCTTGACTTTTTTACGGGGATTGCATATACTGACAGTAAGGAAACTTATGTTTCCGTTTTTCGAGCCGAACCTCTGCCCATTGGCGGGGGGGCGGCTCATTTTTTGTATCTTCTCGCAAACAGCAATTCCCCCGAACCATTGATTGCAATTATGTCAAAGTCAAAATCTTGCTTTCTGCGTGCTCTCATGTCCACAGTTCTTTTCAATTCATTTTCGTCAATGCCATTGCCGCACTGCAATATAATTCCTCCGGGATTGCTTTTAATTTGTTTTATAGCACTTCGTACTGCGGAATCTGCGGCTTTTGCGGTTGATATGCTTTTAAGTTCCCATTGTTTTCCGCGCCACAGATAATCCGGTGTTTTTGCCCCCTGTGTATTTGCTTCTTTCAGCAGTACGATCTTCCCACCTAATTGCTCTCTGAGCTGGTCTGCAACCTCTATTTCTGTTTTGTGGTCTTTTATGCGATATCCGTTCTCATATCGCACTTTGCCCATGCGTGGCGTGGCATTTTCAATGTATTTTTTCGTTACGTCTTTGGCCGTGTTTTTATTCCCGTTATGGTACGCTGACAGTTGTTTCCCATCATATCCTCGCTTTGACGCTTCCCACTGCGCATATGTCATGTCAGATATAAGCCCGTCGCGTGTCCTACGCAGCCCGTCTGATGTATCTACCCCATCCACGGCGGCAATCAGCGTACAGCGGCAGTTATATATCTCCCACGGTGGTCCTTGTGGGTCGCCGGGAAAACGACAACCGTTAGAAAACTTCTTGTCCTGCGCCACTTGTTCGCCGTCAAGCATGGCATGAGAGTGGCGTGTACGCGCGTCCAGCGTAGCCAACCATTCTTTTTTGAGCTTTATCCCCATCTTCTCCGCCGCTGCGTAGCTGTCCATGCGTCCGGCATTCTGTGCGCCGGTCACGGCTGTACGGGCGGTGCGGATGGCGGAATCGCGACTCATGGTGGTAATGCGCTTTTGCAGATCATCCGCCATGTGCTTGA